TTCAAGATAGTCGTTTGCCGCCATATCGACAAAGTAATTCCACCCTGCAATGATGTGCCCATCAACACCGCCATGCGAGTTTGGAATTGAAATGAACCCCGTAGAACCCGCTATGTCGGTTCCATTCTTTCTAAGCCACACCGATACATCATGAAGCTGTGTATCTGAATTGTTGAATTGTCCCGACCATTGAAGGTTATAGGTTCCAGCATTCGCCACCGTCAAGCGTGATGCCTTACCACCACTTGTTACGACCGTCACCCCATTGGATGAATCAGTCGTGTTAAATGTCATCTCATAAGCGGTTGTCGTGCTTGCAATGGTCTGATCTGTATTGTCTTGAAAAGCCCCGTATGGCACAGAATCAGAATTAGCCGCAGCCGTGAGTGGTGTGAGCAAAAGAATACTGTCCGGCCCAATGCGTCTATCAGTGATAGTCGTAGTGGTAGCCCCTCCGGTAGCAAGCGTGATAATCCCGACATTGTTGGTCTTGCCGTTCATAATCCCGTTGACAACTTCCGCAACTGCTCGCGGGTCTCCACCGAAGAATGGAAGAATCCTAAACATCAGCGCACACCTTGCTGAACAATGTCAACATCCAAACCCATCGCGGTTTTCCAATTGTCGCCAGTTGGTTGCATCCGCAGTCTGTGATATTTTCCCGCGCTTCTCAGAGAGATGCGGTTATCAGCATCAGCAGTAGCCGCATTGCTGTACGACAAACTCTGAGTTAAAAGCGTCCGAGATGCCACAGAAACACTCGCAGAACCGTTATCCACCAAAGGACGGGCCAGCATCACAATCGAGCGTCCCGCGTCTATATCGCCCGTCTCGAGCACTGCTGATTTGTTTGCTCCGGTAAAGGTGATAACCCGTGTCCCATCTGTCCCACCGAGAAAATACTTTCCTCCGGCGTACAAAGCAGAATCCATACTCACGGGCAAAGCGTCAATAGATGCGTTAATCGAATCCAATTGCTCTAGCGTCACAGATGCAGTCGAAGCGTCTGAAATGTAGTCAGCAGTGGTCTCCATCAACGACCATTTGCCAATCGTGAAGTTGTAAACAATCAACTTTCTTGTCCCGTCAGTGGCGAGATAGTTCCACATAATCAGTTTGCGGATTGGGTCTGCCGCTGCTGACATTGTGGTGTAGTCCAAATTCGCATCATTGAAGAAGAAACGATCAATCTTTTCCGCACCGATAGGCGTGACTTTCTGCCCATCACAGACATAAAACCCATCGTCCGACAAAAAGAAAGTCAGTCCTTGATACTGACACACTGACCCCGCAGCAATACAGCCCTTGCCGCGAGAGATGTTGTCAAATTGGAAGATGAACGGTGTTCCGGCGTAACTCATCCGAGAGATTGACTTCTCCATCAGAATAATCCCGAACTCCCCACCGCGAATGCCCGTGATGTGCCCACCATCGGGAATGTCTTGATAGTCAGATTGAGTGTTTACATTCTCCACCCAATCAGGCTCATCGTTGATTGCTGACCACCGCACTCGATATGGGCGTGTCGTTCCACTCTCATCGAGATGGGCACAGACTACGAAATCCCTCACCACAGTGATGAACTTAGCGATAGGCGCACTGTCTGACAGGTTCTTGAACGATGAACTCCCATCCGCTGAATAGACTTGTAGTCTCTCAGTGAAGTTAGTCCCGATGATCTGATTGCCAAACAGAGTAAATCTAAACCGTTGGCCCTCTTGTGTGTCGTACCCGTCAGCCACCCGTGAAATGGTCACATTCCCCGATGTGGTTGCCGATGTGGTCGTAACCGTGAATGTGTCAGCAGTGAGTTTAGTCACCGTGAATTGACCGTCTGTTGCTGTGCCGCTTGTGAAGTTTAGGTAATACGAGTCACCCGTTTTCAGCTTGTGAGCAATGGAAGTAACCGTGAGAGTGGTCGTGCCGCTTTGAGAGTAAGTGCCCGTAAAGCTAAAAACACCCGTCAAAGCACCAACAGAGTCCACAGAATAAATCTTGTGTAGGCCAGCAGCAAAGAGTTTAGTCGTGCCGTTTTCGTCTTTGGCGTACACCAATGAGGTCAAATCCTCCGCAGTCGCCGCAGAGAAATTAGCCTCTGCCGGAAATGCACCGTATCCCGCAGTCACCGGAAAACAGTTCTTTGCCACAGTCAATGCCCCCGTCAGCCCCGGCTGATCGGGTAGCCATTCACCTAATGCGATTCTTTGAGTAGGCATCATCCGTTCCTTAACCAATCATTTGAACCCGTTGCCATGTCTGTCCATGTATTTCCCGATGTTCCCACATCTGTCCATGTACTCGCGTCCGCCGTTACCGTTGTCCATGTGTTCCCACCAACACTCACATCTGTCCATGTGTTCGTGTCTGCACTGACATTCGACCAATTGTCACCCAATCGGATGCCAATGCAAGAAATCGTAACCGTCCCACTAATCGACATTTGTGCTTGCCATGTCGCTGTAGCAGTCGCCGATACAGTCGCTATTCCATTCAGAATACCCGCAGCACTTGAGACCAACCCACCGAGAGCCGAGACGCTAGAAGTCCCATTGATCGACCCGCTTGAGGTTTGGATTCTGATCGGAGTCGCAGAGACCGTACCCGTACCGGACAAACTAGCCGCGCCTTGTCTGACCCTAAACCCGTCACCAACAATCGAAGCAGAGCCGGAGACCGATGCACCACTTGAGAAGATGCCGGTTCCAGCCGCTAAAACGGTCGCTATGCCACTGATCGAACCCGAGCCTAACCTTACCCTTGCCCCGTCACCCAAGACCGTAGCAAGCCCCGTAATCG